ACACAGGTATCCATCGTGCAAACGAGGGTAAGGGTGGTCTTCTAAATCCAGAGCAGTCTGCACGTTTTCTTGATTACATGTTCGATGCAACTGTAATCGGCAAAGTGGCTCGTACTGTTCGCATGCGAGCAGACACCACAGAGATTGATCGTATTGGCGTTGGGGAGAAACTTATGAAACTCGCCACCGAAGCTGACAATACTGCTACAAACGCAGCAGTCACTTTCTCCAAGATTTCTCTCACAACAAAGAAGCTCCGCCTAGATTGGGAACTCTCAACAGAGTCTCTAGAAGACAACATTGAAGGTCCAGATCTAGAGGATCATATTGCACGTATGATGGCTACACAGGCAGGTAACGACATTGAGGATGTAATCCTTAATGGAGATACTGCTAACACAGGAGATGCACTTTATAAGGCATTCAACGGTGTTGTTAAGCTATCAAAGGCAAATGGCCGTGTAGTAGATGGCGGTGGAAATAACATTTCCCGTGAAATCTTCAACAAGGCACTCAAGGCTATGCCACGTAAGTACAAGCAACGTCGCAACGACCTTCGCTTCCTTGCTGGATCGAACTTGATTCAAGATTACCTATACAGCACATCTCAGAACATTCAAAATGTTAACCCACAGGATATCGCTTCAAGCATTATCCGTGGCGACCAGCCAGGTCTTGGTGGTCCAGCAGGTTTCGTAGCACCTTTTGCATTCGGTATTCCGATTGTTGAAGTTCCGCTACTTCCAGAAACTCAAGCTGGCGACTATTCAGGCGCAGCTGGTTCACATGGCGATGTCCACTTGACATTCCCAAATAACGTTGTTATTGGTGTTAAGCGTGATGTAACCGTATATCGTTTCTTCTGGCCACGTAAGGACTCCATCGAGTACACAATGTATACTCGTGTTGGCGTTCAAATCGAGCAAGCAGATTGCTGGGTCGTAGTCAAGAACGTTAAGGTCGCTTCCTAATTTATAGGATTTAGACTGCATAAAAGCCCCTAAATTAATTTTTGGGGGCTTTTACTTTTAATTTACTAATGCTATAATTGATTTACCTAGAATAAGGAGAAATACATGTCATTTGATACACTTAAGGTATCCGAATTAAAGAAGATTGCAGAAGATTTCGCAGTCGAGACAAATGGATTAAAAACTAAAACAGACATTATTGCAGCCCTAGCAGATGAAGGCGTTTCATGGTCGATATACCAGAACACGCTAGAAAAAGTGGCGGAAGCAGCAGAAGAAGTAGACGAAATTCTACCTAGATTTGATTCAAAGGCGGTACAGCCAGAAAACACAGTCCTAGTTAGAATGAATAGAGAAAACTTCAGGTATGATATCAATGGATATACCTTTACAAAAGAACATCCATTCGTGGCAATGCCAGAAGATGATGCTCAGAAAATTTTTGACAAGGAGGAAGGTTTCAGATTAGCAACCCCGAAAGAGGTTCAAGAGTACTACAGCTAATCTAGGCCTTTATAATGGCAGAGATATATGTAAACACAATTAGTAAAGTCGGCATGAAAACTTTTTATGCTGGAAATATTATCGACGCTCTAATACCAATAACAGCGTCAATTTATGATATTACAGAAGATCAAACTATATCTCCTGCTATTAGCCCAACAACTCCATTGTACGCAGGTATCATTGCTGAGAAAACAGAAACAGATCCTGGTTCATATGAGATCATAATTCCATATGCAATTACAAACAGGCCAAGAAAACTAAAGGTTACTTGGCAATACTTGTATGGTTCTCAGGCTATAACTCAGTATACATTTGTTGATGTTGTTGTGCCTTATGCTTCTATTGAAGAAGCAATTACAGATTTAGGAATCAGCACAGATCCAAGCGATCCAAATTATAAGAGCTACCATGAATTAAGCATGGCAGAAAAGTATGCTCGTAAAGTTGTAGAAGATTATACAGGACAAGATTTTTATAATTACTTTGATGTAGATGTTGTATATGGAAGCGGATCAGATATATTACCTACATCTACTAGAATAGAAAAGATTTATAAGCTATATGCGGATGATATTCTGCTTCTAGATACCCTTGCTACTCCACCAGTAAATAATTGGGGATATACTCCAATCATTTCAGAGACTGGATTTGGAATTAGACTAGATAGAACAACCCTACTAGATAATACAGTTTATGTTGCAAACGGAATGGTTCCTCCATCAATTAGCGACGAGTACGCAGGACAAGCTTTTAGAAAAGGTGTTCGCTACAAGATTGTAGGAGAGTTTGGCTGGAGTCGAGTACCAGATGAAGTTGAGCAGGCAACAATACAACTTATGGGTCATTACTTTGCTAAAGATAGAGCATGGGCAGATAGATATCTAAAGAATGTATCCACATTTGACTGGGACTTTGAGTATAGCGATGAAGTCTATAAGGGAACTGGTTGTGCTTATGCGGATAAGCTTTTGTCTGAATATGTTATAACCAGTATCATACTGGTATAATGTTTGGGTTAATAGATTCCGTTCTCTCAATGAAACTTGACGTTTATCGTCAAGTAGATTCACAAGACGAAGAGACTGGTGCTATCCGAAAGTATTGGCAATATTATAAAACTCTTGATTGCCATGCAAAAGGCGTAATAACAAATTCAGCCACAACAAGATCAAGCGACAAGCAAATTATTTCTAACAAGTACGCATTCGATCAGATTATTCAGGTTAGAACAGATGTCAAATTAAGTTTAAGAGAAAAAATATCTAATATTAGGTCTGCAGAGGGTGTAGTCATTTGGCAAGAACTAGATTACCCAAATGAGACCCCAACAGTTTTTGAGGTTATGGGGGTAACTCCAATCACCGATCCTTTTGGTGCTTTGATAGGATACAACTCATCTCTAAAGAGGTCGGAGGTACAAAGACTTGAACTCTAATGCATTATTAGTACAAGCAGCCAGCGGCCTTGAAAGAATGATGGCTGGTAGTAAGTATGAGAACTTAAAAGAAAGCGTAGTAGCTCAAGTATCTGCTACCGTATATTATAAAGCTCATGTATTAGCAAAAGTTGCTACAAGCAGAGCGTTCAAAGAGAAATTTACCAAGGTTGTATTTGATCAAATAAATAAAGACTTTGGAGAATATATTGATGCCAAAGCTAGAATATCTCCTAAGTCGTTGCACCATGTATACGAATGGAAAAAGACAGGATCTGCAACAGCAAGACTATTTAAGTTAAATCTATTGCCAGGAGAAGGGCTATCGTTCCGCATATCTTCAGAATTCAAACTTTCTACAAGCATGGTTCCAACTGGAAAAGGAAAGCATAGACATGTATTTGCAAATAAAGCAATGGTCATGGAACAAGGAAACCCAGTAGTAATTACTCCAAGAAGTGCTGAAAGAATTGTTTTTGATATAAATGGATATACTGTTTATATGCCTAAAGGTGCATCTGTAACAGTAAGACGACCTGGAGGAGCTGCTGCAAAGCAATCATTTGAATTAAATAAGAGACACTTCTTCGCAAGCGATCTTGTAAATCAATCCATAAAAAGGTCAGGATTTCAGAATATATTTTCTTCTTCTATGGCCCGTGCACTTGGAGTTCCAGCAAGCGTTAAAAAAGTTTCATATTCATTTTCTCCAAACACTCTTCAAAGAGCAGCAGAGACTGCAGTAGAAACAGCATTTGGAGGCATCTGATGACAGTAAATTATAAACAAGACGCAATGATAGAAGTAAGAAAGTTTCTTTGGGAGAAATTGACGGCGGCAGGACTATTTAATCCAGACCATTACTATAGTGAGAATATATCTGAAACTATAATCCCAATACTTCCAGTACAACAGGCTCCAGAAATGAATCAGTTCCTTAATGGAAAAAAGCATTTTGTATACGACAAGATCGGGATGTCGTATGAAAATATGTGGGCTATATGCTGCGAACAGATACTGTTCACAATATACGCCCCACAAGTATCCGATATTATAGAAATCAGGAACTTCATGACAGATGAGTTTAGACGTATGGACGAGTCTGCAAAGGATATAAATGCCTCAAGCGTGACTTCAAATAAGTTTAATTTCTATAGCGTCTTCATAGCAGACATATCCCCTATTTCTCCTTCTGAGGAGCTGCAGGGCATGTTTGCCACAGACGTAATTCTTGAGATAAAATACGGCAGGGCTACAGATAGAAAAGGTAGATTTGTATAGTTTGCCTTTTGACCTCTGATAGATTAGAATTGTACTAAGAGGAAAGAGCCTAGCCAGCCAATAATTTCGAAATTAGGAGGTAATTAAATGGCAAGAGAAAGTTATAACTCAGCCAAGAACATCATCGTTGGTGCTTCACCACTATTCATTAGCAAGTCTCAAGCAGGTTTGTCTAAGTTGGATCCAACATCTGGTGCAG